GCATGTTGATAGTGCTGCGGCCGTTTCGGTGACGCATCCCGGGCGTAAAGGGAATGTGCGCGTTCTAAAAATTAGCTTGGGTTTATCTTGCAACTATTCGTGCAATTACTGTTCGCAGCGCTTTGTGCCGCATGCGGACCAATCAACCTCAGATGACATCGAGCCCTTTATAGCCATCTTGCTTGACAGCTTGATCGAGCACCCTGAGCGCATCGAGTTTTGGGGCGGTGAGCCGTTCGTCTACTGGAAAACATTCAAACCCTTGGCTGAGCGTATGCGTTTGATGTACCCAAATGCTCAGTTCAATGTCATTACCAATGGCAGCTTATTGGATGTCGAAAAAAATGAATGGCTGGACCGCCTGGGCTTCGGTGTGGGGCTTTCTCATGACGGCCCCGGCTACAAAGTGCGTGGTGAAGACCCTTTGGATGATCCACAAAAGAATGCCGCCATCATGGATTTGTACGCTCGATTGCATCCACAGGGTCGAATCAGCGTCAACGCCATGGTTCATAAAGACAACCCAAGCCGTGCCCATATACAGGCGTGGCTGCAAGAGCGATTCGGGATGGATGTGTCAATCGGTGAGGGGGGCTTCATTGATCCGTACGACGAAGGCGGCATGCAATCTGTTTTCCAATCTCACCAAGAGCGTGTTGCATATCGCGCGATGGCTTTCAAAGAGCTGCGCTTGGGGACGGCTGCCAACTTTCAGATGACACACAGCAAAATCATGGATTTCGTGCAGTCGATTTCTCAAGCGCGACCAGCGAGAGCCGTTGGTCAAAAGTGTGGGATGGACCGCAGCGATAACTTAGCCGTGGACTTACACGGTAATGTGCTGACCTGCCAAAACGTAAGCGCAATAGCAACAGCCCCAAATGGACAACCTCACAAGACTGGCCATATTTCAAATTTGCAAAGCGTGAAGATGCGCACAGCGACGCACTGGAGTAACCGCAAGGACTGCATCAGTTGTCCGGTGCTGCAACTGTGCAAGGGTTCCTGCATGTTTTTGGATGGACCATTGTGGGACGCTGGGTGTGATGCATCCTATTCGGACAACATCCCGTTTTTCGCGGCTGCAATTGAGTACATGACTGGGTGTGTCCCCTATTACATCGATGGTGATTTTCGCGACGACCGCAAAGATATCTTTGGGCAAGTCAATGGCATACCCGCTGCGCCAACCAGGCGCGTGATCAACATTCAACCGGTAGCAACACATGATTGACAAAGACCCAACCTCTTATTCGTTGTTGACTTATGCCTGGGTGCTTTTGCTGGCAATTTTGGGAGGCGTCGTGAACTTCATGCGCAAACTGCAAGTTGGGAGCGTGCGCGTCTTCAACTTTGTTGAGTTTTTGGGTGAGCTGGTGACCAGCGCATTTGCAGGAGTGATCACATTTTGGCTTTGCGAAAACGCGGGCTTTCCACCACTGATGACGGCAGCCTTTGTGGGTATCTCTGGCCACATGGGTAGTCGCACGATTTTTATGCTCGAAAACTGGCTGAAGCGTAAATTTCCAAACTGAGAAAGTCCATCATGAACGGCTTTGAATCTCGTTACAAAACATTAGGCGAGTTGTTGGCCGAGCTGCGCGGTCGTCTTGGTTTTGTTGCTCAAGGGTCAGCAACCAGAAACAACGAGTCAATATTAAAAAGTTTTTTGCAGGAGGCACATGACTATGTGTATGGTCAGCTTTCGCCCCCGTCGCTGAAAAAGCGCACATCCATTCAGCTCTTGCCCAATTCATTTTTGTATGACTGGCACAACGACATTGAGGATGAAGATATTGACCCGGGTGCAGTGTTGTCGGTTGCGCTTCAATTGTCGTATGACAGATCGACACAGCTAACGCAGGGCATCACGCAGGCCGAACGCGCGCAAGGCTTGAGTCGGGAAAGACCAAGCAAGTACGACACCTTGAATGGGCAATTAGAGGTCTGGCCAGCGCCAAACGGGCCGTGCAATCTGCTCATTGAATACACGGCGGGCAAGTCTCGATTTGAGCAGCACAGTGATAGGCCAAGCGTGCCAGATCGTTTGGTGTTTTTGTACGCTTTGGCAACTGCCAAGGCTCACTATCGCCAACCTGATGCCCAAGTGTCAGCCAACTCGTTTGACAAGATGTTGACCATGGAGAAAACGCATCAAAAGGGGAACCGTCGGTTTTTTGTGGATGCGGCAGTACAGGTCTCACACGAGGCCCAAGTGGTGCGTTCTGTCAACGGTCAATACACCCTACGGAGCTGAAATGCCACAGATCACATTTGACCGATTTGATCTAGGCATCGACTTGCGCAAGGGCGCATCCGTGTCCGACGCCAACCGATTGTTGGAGATGAAAAATGCATTTGTCACAACCGGGTTAGCCACGCAAAAAAGGCCGGGATTGACATTGGTGCAAACACTGGAGCCCGGCACGAAAGGCTTGTTTGCTGCATTTGGAAAGCTACACACTTTTTACGCGCAAGGCGTGGTGAATCATTCAAATACGCTATTTCAATCGCACCTGGTCCCTTATTCAGCAAATGACCGAGCGGTGATTGATGTGCCCTATGCGGATGTTTTTAATTCATTTATTTATGTTGCCGTTCAATACGCAGAGGGAATTATTGAGCACCATTACCTGGATGGTGCCGCCAACACTCGAATAGTTGATAGCAAGTGTCCAAACACTGCTGGTGTTGTAAAGCTGGCATCTAAACTGTTTGCTATCAGTGGTGATACGGTTCGTTTTTGCAAAACTGGCAATCCACGCGACTGGTCCGCTGCCAATGATGCTGGATTTTTACCGACCGGAATGAATTCCCGTGGTGATCGAGCGACGAATGCGCTGGGAATTTATCAGCGGAAATTAGTGGCTTTGAGCCGTGACGGCGCTCAAGTTTGGACGGTTGACCCCGACCCGGCCAACATGCGATTGGATGACATTGTTGAAAATGTGGGAACCAGCTTCCCGCGCTCTGTGGCATCGGTGGCAGGTGACTTGTACTTTTTGAGCGATTACGGATTTCGTTCGATCACCACCTTGCAGTTGACAAGCAATCTTGCTGATGTTGATGTGGGTTCACCGATTGATGCGTTGGTGCGTCCTCAGATAAAGGTGAGCGGTGTCTCGCCAAAATCGTTTTACTACTACGGGACGGGCCAATACATTTGCGCGATTGGCAACCGTCTTTTTGTGTATTCGATTTCACGCACCGCAAAGATCGCTGCATGGAGCCACTATTTTTTACCAAGCTCGGTGGATGCTTTTGCAGAGCTGGGACAAGAACTTTACATACGCTCTGGTGACAATGTTTACAAGCTGGACCCTTCGGTTTGTGCGGACCAAGGGGCGCCTTTTGAGGTTGTGTTGCAGCTGCCTTATATGAATTTGAAGACGCCCGGTTTACGAAAAATTGTTCATGGCGCCGACATTGTGATGGAGGGGCGGTGCGATTTTTCGGTGGGTTTTGATGTGCGTGACCCCGAGGCATTTACCGACCCTGTGCGCATCAAAGGCAATACACGCCCAGACGGCATGATTCCCATCGGCTGCGATGGCACAGAGTTTTCTCTGCGGTTTCGCAATTTTGACGACAAGCCTTTCCGGTTGGATGCTGTCACGCTTTACTACGATGTGTTGGGCCCAGTGTGATGAAACTGCGCCTGGCCACCGTCGATGACTTGGCTGAAATTTGCGTGCTAGGGCGCAAGATGCATGAGGAGTCAAGTTTTGCGTCAATGGATTTTGATAACGAGGTGGTGAAAGAAACATTGTCGAATTTGATGCACAAAAATCAGTTTGTGGTGGTGGCAGAGGGTACAAATGGGGAGATTGTTGGCGGCATGGCCGGGGCTGTGACGCAAAGTTGGTTTGGCAATGATGCGGTTGCAAATGATTTGTGCATATTCATTGACAAAAAACATCGTGGCGGGATATTGGCAGCCAGACTGATTCGGCTCTTTGTTCAGTGGGCAAAGCTGGCTGGCGCAAAACAAATTCGACCTGGCGTTGTCTCTGGTTGCCAAACAGCTGAGCGGTTGTACGAGCGACTTGGTTTCAAACGAACCGGGGCCACATATTGCATGGAAGGAGAATAGATCATGGGTGGTGGCGGCGGTGGTGGTGATGGTGGTGCGGCCGAGCGCGAAAAAGAGCGCCAGGCACGCATAGCTGCGGCAACAGACGAAATCAATAACATTTTCAAAAACAAAGTGAAGATTGATGGCGCGTGGGT